GGGGAATTTCGCTGTAACGGCGACATCGACCGAGGAAGCAGAGACGACCGCACCCGGCCGGTTATCCTTGGTTTCGATGACGACGCCGTCTGAATCCTTCAGGATGTATTTGTAAGGAGCCGTACCGACGAAAACATCGGTCGGAGTGGTGCCGTCTGAGGTCGGACGCCCGGCCGCGTCTGTGATAATCGACGTTCCGAGTTCGACGGTCAGGTCCTTATCGGCATAAACAGTCTTATGGTTCGTTGTGCCCTCGTCATAAAACTCGACGGTCGCACCGGAATAAGGTACGCCTTGCGGGTCTTCAAAACGATAGCCGAGCGGAAATAAAGCGACGCTGTCTGTCATCGAAGATTTCCATTTCCATCATAACGCGGGCCTATGCCGCCTGAGAGCGCGTTGCCGACGTATCCCGCCTTCGTCGCGCCCGGCAGGGCGTTGACGACCGGCGCGAGAACATTCCCCGCTCTGCCCGCTGCATACGCACCTTCGCCGACGATGCGCGGAGAAAAGAACGGCAGCGACGCCAAGAATGCGGGGTTAAGAAAGTGCATCGCAGCGGCGGCCGCGCCACCGCCTCCGAGTTCAATAGCCGTCCGTGACGCCATGCCTCGCGGCGTTGCGGAACTGAGCGACTGACCAGCCAAAGCGTTAGGCAATTCGGGTTCGTACTGCGCAAGCTCATCCAGAAGCCGGGCACGCTCCCCATAGTTGGTATTGACGTTGTTTCGCGTGGTCGATTGCAGCTTTCGGAGCGCCGTGTCGGTGCTCGCTTTTTCGCCCAGCGAGAACGTCTTTGTGAGGTCGTCGATTTTGTCTGACGCGGCAGCATACCCGCTCATCGCCTTGGCATATTCCGGCGCCTGCTGGACGATGGACGACTTCGCGGCGTTATAAACGCTGTCAGCGACGCGACGGCTAAGCGTTCCCGGCTGCGTCGACTGGCGAATTTCTCCTATGGCCTGCTTCAACGCGTCTGCCGCCTCGATCGTGTGAGCGGACGGAAGACCGCGCCATTGTGAAACCTTGTCCTTGATCTGCTCCAAGGTATTCAGCGCGTCATCGCTTTTGGCGAGGCCTTGGAAATTGACCATGGCGTCAGCATCGGCAAGCGCCTGGTGGATAGGCTGATAGCCGACGTGGCCCGGCGCGGCGTTCGCTGAGGCCATGTCTGCTTTGTAGGCTGCGCTACGGTCTTGCCGCATTTGTCCGAGCGCCGATTGCGCCATATCAACGGCATCGGATAGCGGGACGTTGCCGCGCATGTTGTCAGCGAATGTTGTGCTTCCATTAAAGCCAGCGCGCGCCGCTTGCCGGATCGGCGTTGTGCCAGCGCCCGTTGTCATTCCCAAGATGTTGGAAGCAACCGGCTCAATTCCGACGTTGAGTCCTGTTCCTGGTATTTTAACACCCGTAACGATCTTGCTTGCTGCATTTACGGGATTCGTCACTCGCGCCGCATCGCCTACGGCATCGGCTGCGCGGGCGGCGCCGGGTATCCGAGCAAGCACGCCTTCGCCTCCCGTCAGAACGGTGGAAAGGTCCATCGCAACGCCCGCAGGATCGTTTGCAAGCGCTTCTTTGAATTTGTCTATGCTGCCATAGCGATTGACGTAAAAGTCACGCACGGCGTTGATCGCCGCTTCGTTCGCCGCTTTTGTTTCTGGATCCTGCGCAATCCCGATGGCTCCCTCAGCCTTCGACACCGCTCCCCTGCCGACGTCATAGAGACTTTCGGCGGTTTGAATGGGGTGCGCCAGCGTGTGGACGAGTGATGCGCCGACGTTGTAGGCACTCGATGGAATGTTGGCCGCCGCTTGAGACGCAACATCGCCCCAGGACATAGGCGTTGCATTCGGCTGCTGGACTGCGCCTACCGGGCCGGGCGACGCCGCAGGCGACGATGCGTCGGCATCTGGTGAACGCATCGCGTATTTCAGAAACGGGTTACCACCATCGCTCCCATCCGCTGGCTGAGTGTACTTGAGGAACGGGTTTGCAGGATCAGCCATTATGAGCCCCCCAGCACCTTAGATGATGCACCCGCACCAAACACTTCATCAAAGTTCGCGCGCATCTGCGGCGTCGGATTTGTCTTGAGTTCTGTGGCGGCGGCGTCTGGGATCGCCGCGGGCGCGGCGGGCGGAACCGCTCCGGCGGTTGTCGGTCCTGCTTGAGGCGATCCCACCGCGCCGTTAAGTTGCGCCCATACCGCTTGAGCCTTTGGCGACAGAAGCTTGGTCGCGTCAGAAGTCGTGCCCATGCCCTTGCTGTATTGTTCTCCTACCGCGTCGATGCGGCTCCCCAATAGATTGACTGCGGTTTTGATGGACTGCTTGAGCGCGGCAGGCGATGCATTGGGGTCGAGTAGCTTTTCCCATTGCTGCACCTCGGAAAGAGAGCCGCCTGTCCCCTTAAATGCGCGCGTCAATTCCTCGACGACGGCATTTCGCGCTGTGTTGAAAGCGGAGAGCGCGGCTGCTCTCTTTGGGTTTATGCCCGCCGTCGCATTGCTTGCCGCATTAACCGGCACATAGTCGCTATTCCCAAGGCCATCTATTGCCTTGTCCAGCTCCCCTAGATGCCCGATCGCGGTATTGAATGACGTGATGTTCTGCGCGCTCTTGCCCGACGTGAAGTCGTTCCGCGTTTTTGCGCGCGCGTTGTAGTTCACAGAGTCAAACGTCGGGTCGTATTGGCTGACGCGCGTGACCATCTGCTGCCAGTATGGGGTTTTCAAAGCAAAGCCGCTCGGGAACGACATGCGCCCCTCTGCGATGGCCTTGACCTGATCGGCCATTGGTTTGGGCAACGTCGACAGATAGTCGGCTCCGGTGAGGCCCTGCCCGTTCGGCGTGAGCGTGTCTGTCGCCGATTGCGAGGACGGTGGAGGCGCAATCCCTCCGTTCGGCTTGGTAAGGTCGACCATGCCGTAGGTCGGCTGGCCGTAGGCGTCGTGGCCCGTCGTCGTGAAGGTCTTGCCGCGCACTGCGTTCTCGGCCTGGAGCCCAGAAAGCTGTGCCTTCTTCACCGCCACGTCGAGCGGGTTCTGGTAGCCCTTCGCTTCGTTGACGATGAAATTCAACCCGCCGTCGACGTCGTTCGGATCAACGCCATGCGCAATGAGGTTCTTGGCGTAATCGGGATGCGAGGAAACGATGCCCTGCCAGACTTTCGCTCGAGCTGCCGGGTCCGGCAGAGAGAGCGCCGATTGCGCGACGCCGCCGGTCAGGTTTGCAAGGTTCTTCTCGTACTCAAGCCCGGAATTGCGGAGATTTGCCGCCGTCGTTTGCTTATTGAGCGCTAGCTCCTGATCAGCACGATTGCTTGCCTGTTGCTGCAATCCGACTTGCTGCTGCCGGAAGTTGTTTATCGCGTTGGTGTCGAGCGCGTTGTTGACCGGAGAGAAATCAACGAGACTATTGCGGACGTCCGGCGCCGCGAGCGGAACGAAATAATTGGCCATCAGTGCGCTGTCCCCGTGTAGCCGCCCGGCAGATAGTTACCGACCTGAGGCAAGCCCCCCGTCGGATTGACGAACCTTGCCGCCGTCCCGAGTGCTCCGAGCACGTTGTTCACCGCTATGTTTCGTGTACCGGCTAGAGCATTGCCGTACTGGATGGCCTGATTGGCTTTCGTGGCTCCGAACCCGTATGCGTTATCGCCTTGTGCCGTTCGAACACCGGCCTGCGCGCCGGTTGCCGCGAACCCTTGGTCGCCTAAAGCCTTGTAGCGATCGAGCACGTTGCCGTAGTCCTCGGTCAGCACGCGTTGACCCGCGAGCGCCGCCGCGCCCGAGCCGTTGAGGCCGCGAGCGTTCATAGATTTCAGGACGTTGTTGGAATCGAGCGCGAACTTGCCTGAAAAGAGCGGGTCGGACGTGATCGTGCTTTGCGCTTGCGTCCTTGCTGCATCCCCGTTCAGTCCAAGAGCGTTGCCATAGAACGTGTTGGCGTCCGTTCCCGTTTTGACGAACGGGTTAAACGCATCCGCCGCTTGGTCGTAATAACCCTGCGACGTGTCATAGCCCGACTGCAGAGCAGCGTTCGCCGTCTTGTTGGCGTTGCTGATGTCGTTACGCTGGTCGCTGCCGGTGAATGAACCGAAGAAGCTCATGGGTTATTGCCTTATCTGAAAGCCGCAATGCAGCCGACGATCCCTTGGAGGGCGCCACCGTTGAATTCGTTGTCAGGTTGATGTGAGTGAAGCCGACCGAAGCAACAGCGCCGCTCTGCGCGCCTCGTGACTAACGTGAAAGTCTATTAAACCCCTTTAGGGGGTTCCATTTATATAGCAGCCAGCTAAGCAACTTATATCGGTCGCAGCGCCTAGAGATATGCTTTCACTTACAGCCGTATTATCAAATACCTTATACGATATTTTGACATCTTGGCTAAACCTGCCTCCAGCACTTACCGATGCATCTGCCGCTGGACTGAACGTAGAGCTAATTCCTCCAAACTGCATAAATAGACCAAATGCGATTGAAGGTGCAGTTGAACCTGTAACTGTTTGAGGGGGAGGCGTACCGCCGGACCCTAAATCGATTGAAGGATCGCCAGAGCTGCAGCTTGAAAATTTCCCTCCGACTACTGAAAATACAAGAAGTATGACAACTGAAGTCGCATTAGCACCGGTGCTTGCTGTGTAAGACCTCCCAGCGTCTGAAGCACTTGCATACTTATAGCTAAAGATTGCCCCCGCAAATCCCTTGGCGCTAAAGGTATCGGAAACAGCCGTCTTAAAGTCTGATAATCTCTTTAAGGTAACAGAGCCTGTAGTTATTACAGTATCCCATATAACTACAAGATCTCCGTCACTGATAGAACTAGGCAGCGTTACGGTCGCGCCCGAACCCGATAGATTTGAAAACGTCGCTGACGTCTTAAACCTGAATTTCGGCCTGCCGCCGTAACAGATGTGGCGTCGACGTAAGCTCACGTCGGCGTCACCACATACTGGATCATGAGCCCGGCGCAGCTGCTATTGGCTGAAATCGTCACGACAGAGGAAGCTCCCACTGCCACAACGTTATCTGTCGTGTGAGTCTTCGTTTGTAGGGTTGTCGACGCGGCGTTTGCGCCGCCGCCCAACGCGGTACCGCCGATCTTAGTCGTCACAGTGCATGATCCGGCTCGGCATTTTGTTTTGACCGCGTTGATTGCGTATCCAGAGAGCGCCGAGAGTTCGAATATGTAGTCTTGATTGTCCGGTGACTCGATCGGGAAATCGATCGTGTATTGCTGAGCACTAATGGTGCCCACGCCGGAAATCGCCGCCGCCGCCCCTTGGTAAAGCGATTGCAGGAACTGATAGCCCGCTGTCGAAAGTCCACCGGCCTTGGTCGTAAACCCCTGCGGCGTTGGTAGGGGATTGAGTTTCGGCAACGCCATCAGGCCGCGTCTTTCTCAATATCAGCACTGATGCCGTAAAGCGCGCGCGCCACCTTGGCCGACCATGAGAGCGCATAGACCCGGCCGTCCTGCGGCGCCTGTCCGAGCCGGAACGTGCGAACCCGGGTCAGGTTCTTGCCCTGCTGCCCGAGTTTCAATGTGCGTTGCGTGTGGAACGTCTCGCCGCCGTCGTGCGACCATTCGAGCATCAATTCCGGATCAACGTCCTGCGGCTCGCCTTGTCCTGTCCCGACGCCTTTTTCACAATCGATATAGATGGCGTTATGCTGCAACCGGTAAGGGAAGCCATGCACCGGCGGAAGCACGACCTTGGAGATCAGAGGGTCCCCTGCGTCGTCAAAGAACTGCGGCCCCATTTCGTAAAGAGCGCCAGAGGTCGAGTCGCCCGCGATCAGCTTTTCACCGAACGGGATGACGAACGAAACGCGCCAGTTATTCTGTCCGTAGCTCTGTCGCTGGTGCCAGATTGGCTCGCCATATTTTGCACTCACGACCGCGTCGTAAACCCATGTCCAATCCGGACAGGTGAGCTTGTAAAAGGTGTGTCCGTTTGTGGACCAGCTCGTGGCCTCGATCTTTGACGGGTCGGCAACGGATTGAATGGCACGTTCCACGGCAGGAGTAGAAATCCGCTCCGCTACATACCCTTGTCCGAGCATCCTGACAGTTCGATCATGCGCAACCCAGCAAAGCGATTGCTCGACCGTGGCAAGCGAGTTCGATGCGCCCTTGAGCATGCCGATTTCGAGAACGGTCGATCGCTGGTAGGCAAAATCGGCGTTGCCCGTATCGACCCAGATTTCGAGCGACCGTTCACCGAACAGCATGAACTGGGCTTGCAGGCCACCTATTCTGACCAACGCATCCGGGTCACCGTCGGCTGTTGCGGTGTCGAGTCCATCCCAATTGGCGGCATCGTCGAGACTGCCGATGGCCCATTCACTCAGCACGGTCGTAATGCCGAAGTATCCATCGGAAAACCCGAGCGAGACGGCGGCAAGAAAGTCGGTGTCCGTGATCTGCGTCAGAACATCGGCCCGGCAGTAGTATCCAAGGCCATCGCAGACGATCATGATATCCGGCGACGCCCGCCGGTTTCGCTCCATGAACACCGGCGCGGTGGTCGAGATGTTCATCGAACCGATCAGGGTCTGGTCGCCGTTGGCCTTGATCTTATAGAGCGCGGTTCCAGCCACGACGTAGATGGCCTTGTCGTCGAGGTTGACTGCCGCCCGGCATCCGAGGCCAGAGGCAACACCTTGCAGCAGCGCAAAGCCTTGCAATCCATCCGAGGCATAGATGGCCCACGGAACCTTGCCTTCCTTGCCGATCTCTTCGACATAGCAATTGAGCAACTGAGCCGAGCCGCCCTGCTTGAAGCGGGCCGGGTTCGACTTGTTGGTGAGAGAGATCGGAACGATGGGCATCAGCCAGTCACCCGGCGCCAGCACCACACAACGGTTCCGTCCGTAATTTCCGAACCCGTGCCAGTCGGGCCGCCGCTACCGGCAGAGGTCCCAGCCGTGATGCACTCGTAGATGTTGGCGTTGTTGATGACGAAATCCCGGAGGCAGTAAGCCTGCCCCGCGATCCGCGGGAGATAGTTCTCCGTGCTGTTCATCTGCCAGCGGTAGGTGGTTCCGACCAAAGCCGGATCGAACTCGGCGTCGGGCGTCGACAGAAATGCCGAACGGATTTGTTCCCAGCCCCGACCCGCGTCACGCATCAGGATCGGCCCCGGCTGCTTGCCGTAGGTTTCGGCCTGGTCAACCGCCAGCATGTCGACGACGGCTTTCTCGAACCGCGCATCAAGCGGCAGCACGTCGCCGGTCAACCCTTCGGCTTCCCAGCTCGCAATCATGGCGTTGAGCGCAGCCGTCATGTCCGCCACATCGGCTGCTGCGGGTGTCCCGCCCGCCTCAATGACCGAGAGGCGTTTCAGAGCCCGCGTTGCGATTTCAGTTGCCGTCGCCATTCTCGCCTTCTGACTTCTTGGCTCTGGATTTCTTCACAGGAGGGGATTCCAATTCGTAGGGAGCCTCCCGCCAGTCCTCACCGGCCGGTATCTCGTCCTTCGAATTGAAAAGCGTGGCTTCCTGGCCGCGGTACATCCACACGCGCGTATCAGGAAGGGAGGGAGCAGAGGGCATCCCCTGCTCCCCATTGATGAGCCAATTCGCCATCAGCCGCTAAGCCGGACCGCGAGATCGTCGTACATCTTCTTAACGCCAAAGAGGATATCCAGGCGGATGATGTCCCGGTCGAGGTCGATGTCGTACTGCTTGACGACACGGACCGAGAGGTTGTTGTACGACTGCCGCGCCTTGAACGCTGCACCGTCCGGCAGATCGAGATCGGCCATGACGAGCGCGAACGCGTTCTTGTGGAAGCAGAGGTTCTGCGGGTAGGACGTTGCCGCCGTTCCTGTGACGACCGTAATCGCGGCGTTGTCCGCCGGACCTGCCGTGACGTTCTGGTAGGGACCCGAGGTCACGATAGCCGGAGCGATCGTGAGAGCCGCGGGACCTGTCGATGCGCCGGAATCGGCATCGGCAAGCACAACGAACTGCTTCAGATAGCCTAGCGTCTGGTAGGTTTTCGGGTTGACGTCATAGACACCGGCGATGGTGATGACGTCGCCCGCTTTCATGACGCCCGTGGTGCTGGCCGTCCAGCCATCGGTGTTAAGCGTCATTGAGTTCGCCTGCGGCGTCGAGTTGGCGTTCTGGCTTGCGCCAGCGACCAGCGGCGTGCCGCCGAGCGCACCAACCGTATGATTGACGATAGACGCGCTTTCGTAGGTGTCGAACCCAGCATACTTGCCGATCTTGACGCGTTCCAATGCGGTCTGCGTCTTCTGCGGAGTGAACACGTTCTTGAGGTCGTTGGCGACTTTTAGTGCCGCCGCCGGGTTCAAAACTGCGTTCAATGTATCGATGGGCGCAGCGTGCTCGACGAGTTTCTGGCGCGCGGCACCCAATTCTAGGAACGTCGACGGCGTCGTTCCCGCAGTGCCCGTCCACAGGGGCACGCTGCTATAGAGGCCCATCAAGGCGCTTTCGACCTGCTGAGCCAGTTCGATCATGGCTGGCTTGATGTATCGCTCGGAATAGTCGTCGACCGTCAACGTAAGATCCTTGGATACGAAATCCCAGGACACATGGCGCTGCGTGTCGATGACGACCGGAACGCTACCTTCGATCACGTCAGACGAGACGCGTGCCGCGCCGCTCGATGAGCGAAACTTGACCGGTTTGCGGATCGAGACTGTATCACCGACCTTGGTAAACTCTTTTGCGAAGTCGCGGTGGACGAGTTGGCCCATCACGAGATTGTTCTCGAGCTGCATCAAACTTTCTTTGGCGATCTTGCTCGGTGTAATGAGATTGTTAGACGAGGCAGTCATGGTCTGGTTTTCCTATGGGAATGCCAACACGCTGCGGATCACGACTGGCTCATGCGGATCTTCTTGTAAGTTTCGTAATCGGCCGTCTCTAGGTCGACTGCGGCGCTCTTTGAAGATCCACCGGACACCGTTGATACCGGCGCGGGTGCTTGGCTGATGCGTTTGGTTGGGGTCGGCTTGACGCCGGCTGCGATCTTGCCGATCTCGACAAAGACGGTCGCAGGGTCGGCGCGGCAGAGGCGCGCGGCTTCGCGCGGGTTCTTGAGCAGATGGTACGCAACCAGCGCGCCGTTATCGACGCGAGACAACGCTTCTCCCATGACGGGCGTGATCTGCGGACCACCCCGTTCGGTTGGAAGGAAGATGTTGTCGATATCCGGGATGTGCTCCCGCATTTCTTCGACCTGAGCAGAGATGATCTGCTGCGTCGTCTGTGCTGACCGGGATTCGAGATCCCTGACTTTGGAAACCGTGTCCTCGAGGCGTTCGGCCTTGATCGCCCGTTGGATGGCGTGGGTTTGCAACCCCTCGAAATCCTGCGGATCGATCTGCGGCCTGGCCTGCAGCTGCTTTTGCAGCTCGGCGGCTTCTGCCCGAAGCCTTTCAACATCTCTCGCCGTGTCATGCTTCTGACGCGTGAGTTCGTTGATGGTCGACTGGAGCTTTTCAACGCGCGGATGCTTGGGGAGGTAAGTCCCGTCAGTGGCTCGCGGCTGTTCGCCCTTGCCGGGTTCGGCTGGGGCTTCTGCGGTTTCCGGTTTTGTCTCGGAAGACGGTTCGGTTTCGGTCGTGGCAGGCACAACGGCCTGGGCATTCGGGTCAACAACAGGCGTGGCGACAGCTTCCGCTGCCGGTTGGGTCGTGTCAGTCATTTGGGATAACTCCGGGATGTGGCGCGGCTAATCCGCGAAAGAACGCGACGGCTTACTGCGAGGGTTGTGAGGCCTCGGAAGGTTCAGGCGGCTCCATCAGCTCTTTGACTTTGAGAGCGTTATCGATGTGCGCGCCTTGGATCTGTTTGACGGTCAGCATGTTGCCGACCTGGGCGCCGTGAAGCGTGACGGCCTTGATGGCGTTGTTCAGAACTTCGCCGTGAATCTTGGTGTTCGTCAGCTCGGCTTGCGCCGCGGTCTGGTCGGCTTTGGCCTGAGCGGTTCGTACTTTGGCCTGGCCTTCCGCGAGCGCCAGCTGTTCGCCCGGGTTGGGCGGCGGCGGTGGAGGCGGCGGTGCGTTCGGGTCTTGCAAGGCTTGCGGTGGAAGCATGGCCTTGAGACGTTTGGCGGCTTCCTGCGCGTCGGGAATATCCATGTTGCGGACGGCAATGTCCGCGAGGATCGGTGCGAGTTCCGGCGGCAAGGCTTTCATCAACTCGACAATGGCATCAGCGGCTTCCAGTCTCTTTGACGCGAAGCTCGGGCCAATGGTGACGCGCACATCAAACCGGCCCTGATTCAGGTCATTGACGATGACGGGCTGTCCGTGGTCGTCGTAAAGCGTCTTGTTGATCGGGATGAACTGTTCCGAACCGTCCTCCGCCAGCATTCTTGCGGTGCGCTCGTTGTCGTAGATCTTCGGAATGAGATCGATCAGAACCCGGCCGCATTGCTCGATCGAGCGCTGCAGGTTGTCCTGATAGTGGAAGTTGGCCGTGTCGCCCTGGTTCTCGCGGCGCTTGATGGCAACGCCAGACGTTTCATTCGATCGTGCGCCAAGGGAAGCATCATAGATGCCCGTCGTTGCCTTGATGTCGTCGGTTGCCATCTGGCCTTCTTGCCAGAGAGCTTGCGGTGGCTCGGGCGCCTGAACGCGGGCTGGCGCGCCGCCCGGTGCCTTCGGGTCGGGCGTGTACCTGAGGTATGGCCGGTTCTTGGTGTTGAGCGTGTCCCAATCGGACTTGTGCTTTGAGATCATCTCGTCGGTCACGAGATACGGGCTCTTGGGGCTCAGCGCGATGTGTTCCGCTGCGGCCGAGCGATAGAAGTTGTAGAGCTGCTGCGGGTCACGCGCGTTACGCAAGAGACCATGTCGGATGGTCATCGTCTCGAGCGGGATTTCCGTGCCGATGACGGCGATGATCGGAATGTGATTGCCGGGCCATGGGTTGGGTCCGGAGAGAACTTCGGCGCCCGTAACCAAGCTCTGCTCGATGCGGTAGCCCTGCGCCTCACGCTTCTTGACGATCGGCCCGAACTGCATTTGCATCTGGTAGAGCTTGATCATGTCAAGCCCGGTGATGTCGGCCGTCGCTCCGTTCTTGAATGCCGCGATGGTCTTTTTCTGCGGCTTCTTGCACCAGTATTCCGCGATCAGGACGTGGTCGTTGTGCGCCCAGAAGATCGACGACGACAGACCATTGATCGTGTTGAATGAGCGGATCGCCTCGACGCTCGTCGGCTGCGCATCGGGGTATTTTTCCTCGAAATCGTCCTTCGGCATCATCTCGACGACGATGCACCACATGGCGTCCGAGCGGTCGGGCTTGACCGAGGCTGGATCCCAATAGACCGCCAGAGGATAGGGAATAAGCTCGATCGAGAGTTCCTGATCGAAGCCGTCGTCCTCGATATACTTCGTGTTGACGCGCCAGTGTCCGATCCCGCACGCCGCCGCATGATAAGCAGCGGTGGCATAGACGTGCTTGGCGCTCGACCGGTACTGGATGTCTGAAATGATGCCGTCGAAGGTTTTTGCGAGTTGCGGATCGCTCTCGCCATCGACCGGCGTTGCCTTGATCACCGGAGCATTCTGGCGAATGTCGTTCGTCACCTGGTGCAGGAACTGCGGAAGCTTGTTGACCGTCAGCATCGGCCGGTTGACGCGGGCCTGCTTGGCATACTCCGGCCATTGATCACCCGCCAGAAACCGCATGTCGGCTGCGGCTTCGTCGCGGTTGTCCTTGTCGTGGTTATAGGCGCGCTCCAGCCGCTTGCGCACCGTCGCCACGATATCTTCCATCGCCTGCGCGGCGTAAGCCGGAGGCGCATCTGTCTGCGTCAGCACTGGTCCGGTCTGGCCCTGCGGCTGGGCGGGCGCGGCGTTATCGTAGATCAAACGTGATCTCCACGCGGACGCGGTTTGCGTCGCGCTCTATGTCATGGACCTGCAAAAGACGGACGATGCGGACGTTTGCCGCCGGCAAGCTCTCGATTGCTTTGCCGATCAATTCTTTGAGGCGTTGATTGTCCATCACATCCCCATCCATGCGCCGTCGCCGTAGCTGCGCTCGTTGTCTTCCACCGGCTCGATCAGCAGGCTCATATCGACGGCAAAGGTCAGCGCCGCCGCGTCTCCGAGGTCAGGCGAAAACATCAAGCGTTCGCGGATTTTCTCTTTCGGCTCGATGATCAATTGCCCCGATGAGTTGAACCGGGTTGCTCCGTTGCCGCGCTGAGGCGCACAAACGTCGCCCTGGAACACGTCTTCGTCCGGAACCTGAACGCCTGCCGGGTCTTCGAAGAATTGCCGAAGCCCGTCCCACATTTCAGCCCGGCGGTTGGCGTAAGCAACCGCATCGTAGGCCTTGGCGCCGAAGTTCACGCCCTCGACCAAATCCCCCAAAACCTCGCGCAAGCGGTCGTAGAGCCCTGCTCCCAACCCCGTGGTGTCGATCACTACTTTCTTGAGGCCCAGAGGCAGAAGCCGTTTGACCTCGCGCTGAACTTCTCCGGCCGTTGCCATCAGATCATTCGAGTCAATCCGACGGCAAACGTGCTCGCCCAATCTGCGGCCCTGGCGCGTGATCATGCCCGTCTTGTCGCCGCCGCCGCGTGCCGGATCGACGCCGAGGATGATCGGGCCATAGCCCTGAACGGTTGCCTTGCGGGCTTTCAGAACTTTGACCGGCTCGATGAATGCAAGGTCGCCTGCGGTCTGGAATGCTTCCTCGGCAGTTGCAGGATATTCCTGCCGGAACTTCCAGCACGGCTCATCGACCGAACCTCCGGCGATCGTCGCCATGTCCCGGTTCTTGAGCCATGCCCAATAGGTCTGAGAGCGAACGAGCCCGTGAACCTGCTCGTATTCGAGGAACGCTTGCGGCGCTCGCCAGTCTGCCGATGGTTCGGTGGCGTATTCCTCATGCCAGAACCACGGAATGAAGATCGCTTCGTATTCGCTGTCGCCGCGCTCGGCTGCCTTCCACTGTGAATAGAAGCTGTTGCCGATGCCGTTCGCCGTACTCTCTCGAATGTCCTCGGTGTCAGGGGCGTTGGCGATCGCCTGCCCAATACCAGCGGAGTGGTTTTCAGCGTTGGGCCAGAACGCGACCTCGGAGCCGTGAAACAACTGGATCGTCTCGGAGCGCCCGACTTCCGCGCTGCCGGCGGTTGCGACCTTGTAGCCGCTATCGAGCTTGGCGAATGACAGTTCCTTGGCGTTGGCCTTGCCCGTTTCAGGCCGGACGAGATCGGGGCAGCCCTCGTGAAACCGGCGCGCCATGCCGAAGAGGTTGTCCGAGGCGGTGTCCAAATGCGTGAGAATGAACGCTCGAACGCCGAACTTGTGCGTGATCTTCCAATAAAACCGGCCGCCGATGTAGGTCGATATGCCGACTTGGCGTCCTTTCAGAACGAGCGCGCGAACCTTGCCCTTCTCTCGGAGCTGCTTCTCCAACCGTTCATGCAGATAGAGCTGCGACCGGTTAAGCCGGAAGGCATGAATGTCCCCCGCCTTGGTCCTGATATGCAAGCACTTGGCTGCGTAATGTTCGAAATCATTTTTGAGCTTCTGCCGTATGGCGCGCTCGCGGTCGGAAAGGTTGCTCACTCGAGTTCCCGCAGAGCTTCTTCGTGTACGTTCACGTCCAGCTTTCCTTCGACTGAGGCGAGGCGCGGATGGATGTAGGGCGCCGCAGCAATCGCCATTGCGTCTTTGCGCTTTGCGTCGTTTGACGTGCGCATCACTCGGAGCATGTATTGCAGCGGCGTCTCGCCCTCGGCTGCGGCCTGCTCAAGAATCTCGGCGTGGCCCTTCTCGCGCGCCACGGTTGCCTTGTTCTTGGTGCCCTTCTGGCGTCCGCCGTACCGCTGTCCTTTAGGAACAGGCATGGCGAACTATCCCCGATCTAGTTTAGCTTGATAGCTCAACACGAGACGCGGAATGCGATTGACCACAAGGACGGGTGCGTCGCCTTGGCTGAAACCTTCCGTGCGGCCGCTACGCCATATCTTGTAGTGCTTGTCGCCTACGCGAACTTCGAATGCGGGATCATCGTTCATGGTGTGTCGTCCTGTAGTGGCGTGGTTGCCCACGGGGTTAGGTCGTAATCTGCTTCGAGACTGAGCGGGTTGAGGTGATGTTGCTTCCGAGCCAGCGCGAGGCCGTGATCTGCTTTCCGATGTTCGAAGGTATCGTGATGTTGATGAACTCGAAGACGCCGGTGGCATCGAGAGTTACGTCATCAAGAAGCGTCCCCTCGTCTCCGACGATTGCTAAGGCGCCAGTTGCTGCGAGGTCGATATCGTCCAGCGTGATCGCTGCGGTGCCCGCAATGCCGAGTGCGGCCGTAGCGGTAAGAGTGGCATCATCAAGAGTGGCATTGACTTGGCCTGCGATGGCGAGAGCGCCAGAGGCCGCGAGGCTTACATCGTCAAGCGTAACGACGAGAACGCCGGTATTCCCAATCTCTCCGGATGTTGCGACGGCCCCTATTGGGGCGCCGATGAAATTACCGATCATGCCTTAGAGCTTCGCGACCGATCCCGGTATCTGGCAGCGGTAGCGCTCAACCCGCCAATTTGGATGTTCGTTGGTCCACTTTGCGATCTGCATCTGCGCTCCCATGCCGATCTGGCACTCCATCAAAGAGACTTCGGCAAAGGTCAGAGACACGTCCCGGCATTTGAGGCCCATACAGGCCCACATGATGAGTTCGATCATGCTGTGTAGCCTCGAAATTCAGCGTTGAGCTTTGGCCGCTGGCTGCTAAATTGGCGTCGCAAATCAGGCCGTGGCCATGTTATGAAATCTCATCGGAGGGCGACAAATGCGAGACACGACAGAAGAAGCGTTGGCAAAGGTGGTTGCCGAACGTGACGCGGCGCTCAAACGCGTGAAGTTGTTAGAAACCTTGCTCGCGCTCGCAAGCGATAGAGTGAACGCCTATCATGCTGCGGGCTTATACCAGCCGGACGGGTCGTGCCCGGCCTTGGGGTAAGACCGATCAAAAGACCGCATTTAGCGCAGTAGTCCATAGCCCGGCCGCCGCGTCTGCTCCTGTTGCGGTAAAATGCGGGTCATTGCTCGCTTGCCGGTATGTTGTCCCCGTCAGCGTGTCAGTATCCGCGCCAGCAAATATATCGGTGCCGTTCACGGTATCGTCTATGGCACCCCGCACATTTGAGTCCGTGGCCCCGGCGATAAGCGTACTCTTGGCGAGAAACCACGGCGCATTAAAGCCCTCATCCCTAGGCGTGCTTATCACATCTGCTAGCGACGCGGCGTACGATGCTCGGGACGTTCCATGATTGCTTTCTCCCTGCTGCCATAGGAACGCCGTGACTGAAAGACCGACCGCCGCTAACCGTTTCGCTGCAACGACCAAATTCTGATTAAGAGGGCCGCCAGGGACCCAGGATGCAATCGCCGTTGCGCTGACGCCAATAGGACAAAAAATAACCCGCTCGAACACGCTGGCAGCGATCAGCTTATCGCCGAGACGGCCGAGCCAACTTCCGAGTATGCCCGCACAGCCAACAGGCGGATCGACGAACGCATAAAGGCCGCCGTCGAATACGTTGAGGTTATCCACTTTATCTGAATTGGTCGGAGTGTAGAGCGTGTCTACCGTGTTCGCGCAATTGGATTGCCCAGCGACGACGAATACCCCCGTCGTTTCTCCGGACGTTAATCTTGGATCTCTGATACTCTTGTCGCGAGGATCAATGTTCATCGCGACGCCGAGCTGTAACCCAACAGTCATCGGGTCAACTGCTGATGATACGCCGATCATATGCAGATCTTCCCGAACATGCCCGGCCCCGCCGTAATCGTTCCCGAATTTGTGCCGAACCACGATTGGGTATCGCTGCCCGAACCACACTCTAGCCACGCTAGGTAGTGACGCCCCAACGGAATCGCATCTTCGAAAAAGGACAAACAGAGCGAAATTTGCAGGCTTGTAGCGGCGCAATAAACTGACCTGCCGGAATTGGCCGTCGTGCTATCAAGGCCGATTCCTCCCCAAACATTGCGGAGTGTCGTCGTGGTGCTAAGCACGATGTTGTGCGCGGTCAAACTGACCATAGTTCCGGGAAGTCCGACCAGTATGTCGATTTGATTGGCTGTGCTCGCATGGACCTGACGGAACGCGTTTGTTGTGTATTGCCAGTTATTCGCGGCGTCTGTCACGTACAGCGGTCTAAGGACCTGATTATAAGTGTTGAATAGCAGGCGCTTCGCTTTTGTGTCGGAAGCTTGGCCGTTTGCGCTGGCCCTGAACGATCCGACATAAAGTGCCTGATTGGCAGCAACGGAAACTGTATTGCCGCTAGACGAGCCGAACCGCGCCGTTATCGATTGCTTGTTTGTGAAGAATCCATTTTTCAATTCGAGTTCAGTGGTGCCCGCGCCGGTGCCGCGGGACGTATCACTTGACCACGCGGGACCGGTTCCAAGCCGCATCGTGCCCGCATCATCGAAAACAAACAGATCAAAGATCTTACCAGATTGATGATAGCCCGTATCGCCGGAGGTCGCATCAAGAGCGAGCGAAAGCTCCCCTCCAATGTCAGCCATCTTCGTGACCGAGCCATCATAGAGCGGCACGCCCGTCCCGACGGTCGGCGTATAATAAATGGTCGTTGCGCCAGCCACGTCGTTTGTCGTGACGGCGACGCCAGTGGTCAGCGTTAAGCGGCCTTGAGGTTGTGACGGCGAGCCGCCGTGATTATCGACGTAAGACTTAACCGCCTTCTGCGATGCAATCTTCGTATCGTCATCTGCTGCGAGAGTGCCGTCAGTATCGACGTCAAGAGCAGCCACGGTTCCGATGGCGTCCGTCGTGACCTGCTTTGCCGCCGGGACATCATTCGCAAAATGCTTCGTTCCTGCCGACCAATCGACCGCTGCGCCAGCGTTGGAACTAGCTTTAACCGTGTCGCGAACGAGCGTGCCGGCAGCCGACATATGCCCCGTGCCGCGCTCCCATTCTCCGGCGACATCGTCATTCCAGCCGAAATAATCGAAAACGTCTGTGGTCGTTCCGGTTCCGAAAGCATCAGAATCCGAGAAGTTGCGGATGACCGCAGAGACGGTCATGTCTCCCGTGCCCGTCGTCGTCGAAATGACGTGGATCAGGTCTTGCGGTGTTGGCACGCTTAAGAGTTCCCCGCCGTCAAGGAAAAGCCGGTAACCGTGAAGCTCTGATTGATCGCGAAGGAGACGTTATCGACGGTCATTTTCCCGCCGTCGCCCGTCGCCGTCACGTCGCCCTGAATGTGGCAGGTGGTTCCTGTCGAGTCATAGACGCGGAAATGCGCGGCTGTGCCCGTGGCATCGGCCGCCGCGTCCTGCCATGTGCCCGACTTCCCCTTTGAACCGCCAGAGGCTGCGGCCATCCAGTCCGCTGGCAGGGTTAGGGTTGCCAGAACCGTACCGCTATCCGCCGTCGCACAATCGGCTGGTTGCGCTCCGGTCCTGATCTTGAGAACCGGAGACGCGCCGATCGCCGTCTCGATCGCGTCGAGTTCCGCATTCCGAACGGCCGTGGAGAATTGAAGCGCCGCCATTACGCAACCGCTCCAAGGTGAGGCTGCAGCATTGCGTAGGCACGGGCTGCATGGCCTGCGATCTCATCCCGGAGCTTGTTCAGGCCACGTTCGTCGGTGATGCTGAAATGGCTGTCGAGATGGCCGGGACTGGCCTCCAAAAGCTTACCGCCGTCAGCGACAAGCTTGGGCACGTCATTCCGAGGCGCCGAAGGCAATACGTCCTCGGCCTCGCGGAACCGGAAGCATCCAGCCAGGAAGAAGCACAGAGCCGGAAGCCCGGTGCCGGCCATTGCCATCGAGAAGTTGATCACCTGATCGGAACCGGCGTCCTCAATTGCCGTCGGCTGTAGGCTGCCGCTCGAAACCAGCGCGACCGTCTTGGCGAGGAACTGGTTTTGCAGGTCAACACTTGAAACCTTGTGTTCGATCTGCGCCGAGGCGACACGGTATTTGTCGACCAGCCGCTGCGTGGCTTCGATGCGCTTGGTCAGATCCTCGGACTTTTCAACCACGGCGATCTTCTGGGCAATCGCATCCCGCGCCTTCATCTTGGTCAGGCAGATCGGACCACAGCCGCCGCGAGCTTTTTCCTGGTCGACGGCCTCATTCGCGGTTTTGAGATCGGCCCGAAGACCAACGGCCGTGACCGAAGCGGCCCAGGCGTTTTCCGTGTTGAGGTCCGCGAGCTGCTTTTTCCACAGTTCGAGATTGGCCTTGTTGTCCACCACCTGCGCCCGGCCGTCGTCGTACTTGGTGTTCTGAATATGAGCGTCCTGGACGTTGGCGCCGCGCAGCCCGGCCGTGTACCCGGCATGGCTATAAAATTCGATCATCAGGAGGGGGATGCAGAGCGCTGCAACGACGCATGCGGTCGGCTTGGCTCCTGCCCGCCACTGCTGATGCGCGGCGTCCGGTGCGAAAGCCGCAACGACCGTGAGGCACCCCAGAAACAGCGCATGCTTGGCCGAGATCGAGGAACCGAAGCTCATCGACATAAGGGCCGCCGCAAACAGCGTCACGAAGCCGATCAAGAGCCAAAAACGGCCCCAAGGCGAAAGCTCGCCGTACAGCGCGCGGATGAGTTTCATGGGAATCCTCCTCGAGGAGAGGTCAAAGAAAGCACCCTGTCGCGGCGTTCATGCTGGCGTGGCATGGTCCGGCGCGAGAGCTGGAGGTTCGTCGCTGATCCGGGATCAGGAAAAATCGCCGCGACAGGGGTTGGGATCGCAGATCACGCGGCCCGGTTCGAACGGGAGCACGCCGGTATTGAGGATCGCTCTCACCGGCATCGTGCATAGCGTCACTAGTGGCGTCCTCAGCCACCTCGCGTGTAGGGTTGGGATATGAAAAAAGCGCCACTTTGGGCGCATGTCTTAAGGTCGTTTCGCTCGCATTTCCGGATTCATCGGGCTGCCGGTTGCAGCTACCGATGTTGGAAATGCGAGCCTGGCCTTGCGGAACTGGGCTTTGTTAAGCTCGCGGTCGGCCGACAAGAAACAGGAAAAGCCGATACGCCACAATGGAATCTAGATTTAACAAAGAGTGATTTGCCCTGTCGGTCAAGAACTATTCATAGAGGTCCGCGACGCACGCCGGCCATATGTGACATAGCATCAATAGGTCTTTTCCGTCGCTCTGCGCACAGGACTTTCTTCTTGAGTGAAGGCGGCTTGTATTGCCCGACTTCCGGGCGCGCGAACTCACCGAAGTACTTTTCGGCGGCAGTCTTGTAAGCATCCGCCGCTTCGTTGAGTGTCCCGAAGGTTCCCAGGTATCTGCGTTTTCCTGCGACCGTGATTTGCGCTTGAAACCGGCTTCCAATACGAGACACGCCCTTCGCGCCGGACGTGTTGTTGGAACTCATCTTTTTATTACGATTGTTTTGCGATTGGGTTGCAAGACGAAGATTATCTATGCGGTTGTTCGATGGATCGCCGTCAATGTGATCGATCTGCCCTTCCGGCCATTTGCCATACACGTAGAGCCACGCAAGGCGATGAGCTTTGTATTTCTTTCCGTAGATAGAAATGTGCGTATACATATTAGTGACGGTCGTGCCGACGACGGTTCCCCGCTTCTTGCCCGGATAGTTCTCTGTGTAGAGAAACAGACCGCATATGGGGATATACCTGATAACGCTCTTGAGTTGCTGCTGCGTCAGTTCGCCGACGAGTTTCATTTCCGCTTCCTTCCAAGGCCCGTTTCCACCAATTCCCGAATAATTGCGGAGCGGCTCGGGCGCGAAAGCCTGGACGAGCGCTCTTCGTCAATCCGATCGAGAAGCTCTGGCGGAAATCTTACTGGCACAAGGACTTGTTGCTGATCTTCGGCCATAGGCGGCCGGCCGACGCGGGTACGCTTGGACATGATGCTCTCTGTGTTTTCCATGCCACTTAAATACGTAATACAAAAATATTCGTCAAGCCGTCTTGTGCATAAACTATATTTGTAATACATAAATAAGCGAGCCCCGCGACCGTGCAACCGGCGGCGAGGCTCTTGATCTCAACCTTCCTACGAAAGGCCAAGACCCATGAACTTCTTAAACCTAATCCCGCTCCTCGTCATCGCCGCTCCCGTGGTTTTCCTCGGTGTTGTCTGCCTCGTTCACACGATGGAAGCCTCTGTGAAGGGGAGCATCGGCCAATGAAACTCTCCCTCCACGGACGGCTTCTCGCCGGTGTCGCTGGCTGCATGTTCGCAACCGGCGGTCTTACAATCCTTCTCGGGTCTGATCTGACCTCACCCCGAGACTGGCAAGCCTCGCAATGGCTGACGATCCTGACCGTATTTGGCACGATCGCCGCCGGTCATCTCATGGTGGACGCATGGCGCGCCCGTCATCTGTTCGCAACGGTAGGCTTTCTGGTTCTGTTTTTCTCTGGGACCGGACTTGTCGTCTATTCGTCCGTCGGGCGACAGGTCGAGACCGCGGGCGTCACCACGCTTTCGGTCGAGGATGCCAACGCTCGCTTGGCTGATCTCAAAGCCGAACGTCAGAAGGCCGTCGCTCGTCGGGACTATGCCAACGACCAAGCCGCGTTCGAGATTGCCGGGCGCCCGGATAAGCGCGGCCGCCGCACGGCGAAACCCTACTGCGGCAAGTCATGTAAGGACTGGCAACAGAATGCCCGTGACGTGACGGCATCGATCGAGAAGCTCGACCGGGAGATTGCCAAGATCGGCCCGGCCAAGCCCGTCAATGCACAGGCCGGGGCAATGGCCGATATGGCAGCTCTACTCGGTGCCGAAAACAAGGCGCGGACGGTTGCCGTATTGTTGCTGGTCATACCGTTTTTAAAGACGCTGTTCTTCGAAATTGGCTCGATCGTCTCACTCGGGTTTGCATTTCGGCAGGGCAAGCGTCCGGTCGTTATCTCAGTTGCAAACGATTGTCCAACGATTGCCGACACCCGGCAAACGTCTTTCTTCGCTGAATTGCCGGACGATCCTGAACCGCCGAAAGGCAAGAAGCCAAGAGAGTGGCCGAAGGGCGTTGTTGAACTTCACACCCATCCGGTTCTCAGGGCTCTTGAGCGAAACGGAGGCTCCGTTACATCGCACCGTGAACTCGCGCAACTGATGCAAATGGACGAAGGCGCGGCAACCCGGCGAAGACATGAGGTCGAGGATCAATTGTTGGTTACGAGACACGGGAAGCAATTGAGAATAGCGCTCAGGGCGTAAGGCAAATCACAGATCACTCAGGGCGGCTCTTATCTGGGCCGCCTTTTTCATCTTCGATGATCTCATAGCTTCCGTCGTCGAATACGCGATACCAGTTCGTTCCATCGCACACTGGAATCCAATCCATCACGCTGCCTCCAAATGTTTATCTGCCGGTCTAAGCCGATCTGAGAGTCGGCCGTGATAGG